CAACCCGGCCTGTGTCGTTCCATCAGAAAAAGACGAGATGGTGTTCTCGCCTAAATAATTTAATGCACTACTGCAAATTGTTACATCAGTGTCATTGGTTGCCAAATTTTTATTCCTCTACAAAAAGTGTGGCGGGGGAGAAGAAGAGGAGCAAAACTCCCCCGCCTATTAGTCGACTAAACTCTAATCGGAGTCAGTGGCACTTACTGCTGTGCCGTCACCGATATCAACAACACCAGAAGCATTGGACACTACAGGGTGTAGACTGTAGGTTCGAGTGCCGCCAGTTGATGCGTGGACGTAAATTAGATCGCCCACCTTTAACAAGTCAGAGGCATCATTAAAATACCCGCTGGCATCTATAGCTGTTTTCGCATCAGTCGAGGTGTAGCTCCAAACCTGGGGAGCATTACCCGCTTTTGACTGACCGCCGATAGGTTGTAGTCCCGCTACTGCATAAGCCATAGTCTACCTCCTACTCTCTAGCCGTGATAATTACGATACCTTCAGCGTCAATTGCGACTGCATTTGCTGAAAGCATCACGTTAGTCAACCAGGAAGCCTTCTCAGGTACATAGTTGATTTCCGTTTTGGGGCCAATCCCCTCTGCATAACCGACTGAATCTTTGTGCCAGGCAAAACAGGTTCTGTCTGAGGAGCCGTCTATTGCGAGACCGCCTTCATCCATGTCACCTATCATTATTACCTTAAAGCCGAGAAAATTATCGATCTTCCCGTCAGTCATGGCTTTGTGCAACACATAGTCTTGCGATGCGGCTTTTTCTTCAGCTAATAGACTAGCAAGCCCATCAGCGGAAATTGCCATGTAACGGTCAGCCATTGGAACATTCTTACCGTTAAGGAGGCGTGCCGCCTCTAAAACTTTAGATACATTTATGTTGGTATTTGAACCCCCAATGCTGTTGGCTACAGTTAGAGATGAACTGGAATTTGCTAGAGCATCCAGAACAATCTGGTCACAACGCCGTCCGATTGCATTGCCCAGAGTCTGGACAAGCTCCTGACGCTCGTCATAGTTTACTTTCTGCTGATCGAAGATTGAAGTATATTCGGGTGCGGCATAGTTGCTCATTGAAACGCTCACATTGGTATGTGAAACATTTAATGGAACTAGATCGGTTTGAGGAACGACAACTCCGGCAGATCCTTTTGCTATTTTAGGAAACTGCACGGTGTTACCTACAACACCTGTTCTTGTGCGAGTCGTACCAGCCAGCTTTCGCTCGGCTTGATAGGCTTGCTTTACTTCAGCCTCGAAGAGCGTAACAAAGTTTGTGGATAGTGATATTGCCACGATACTCTCCTAATAAAGTTAAGGTTAAAATTAATTCGCAAACAGGTGGGGAAAAATTCCGGCTGTATAGCTTGCGGCTAGGTTACCGCCAACCAACCGACTCCAGAAAGGAGGTAGGGTTAATCTATCTATAAAGCAAAGTTGTTATGGGAGTCAATAGACTATGTGCGGTATTAAGCAAATAGACGCACTATACCCAGCATTAAAACGACACTGGCAACGGTATTAACAAACATTAAAGCCCGGTCATGCCATAGGTAACCCACATATGCCCAGCCTAAAATACCTACAAGCGACAGGTACAAGTCCAAACTGATAAAGCCGAATGCTCTAGAGCCTATTGCGAGGGTCAATATAAAACTAGATATCCACTTTATCCACCAGGATAGATCGCCTTTAGGGGTAACTTTAGCCAAGGGAGGGCATTACCCCCTCGGCGTTGGGGTTCATTTTTTCCAGAACCTTGTAGACTTTCTGCCTGTAAGCTGGATCGCTGTTGTATTTGGGATCAGCTATCATGCTTTCCAGTTCTGCCTGGGTAGGTATATCAGCACCGTCTGGCGTTACATTTACAGGGATTGTCTTCTCGCCATAATATTGCCTTAATTTGGTCAGCGCCTTGATACCCTGTGCCGTGCCTCCCCACACCTTAAACTCTTCAAAATCATCGGATGTCCACGCCCCTCTCTCCACTAGAGACTGCGCCCATTTCACATGGCCGTTTATAACATCTTCGCCATTCGGCCCCAGTTTTGCCAGCTCCTGTTCACGGTCAAACTTTTCCTCAGCCGCCTGGTCTTCGCTGGGCATATTGTCTTTAACCAGACCGACAATAGACTCGAAATCGTCTTGAGTTAAACCACGGTCTGCCGCAATCTTTTTAAAATTAGTTAAGAGTTCGTCATCCTCCGGGATAGCTTCATTTAAAAACTTGAGGTCATAATTGCCGTCTTCCGGGGCTTGATGTTTGCCGCCTCTAAGTTTCTTGTAAAGTTCATCTTGACTTTTTGCCAACGCCTCATAATCGGCCCCGTTTTCATCATCCCAAAATCTATCGGGGAGCCAGTCGGGTTTGCCGTCCTCTGTGGGTTCCTGATGGGGGATCTCCTCTACAGGTGTTTCCACTTTAGGTTCTGCTATTTGTGCGCTGTCCAACAGCCCCTCTTCCTGTTGTGCCTCCTGTTGGGGTTCCTGTTCCTGTACTTCTTCGTCTGCCATTTTATTGCTCCTTTGCTCGTAATGCTCTGGTTTGTATTTCTCGAATTAAAGTATTCTGTCCCTCCCGGAAATACCCGAAGTCCGTCTGGTATCCCGGCGCCCAGGTAGGCTGTAACAGATAACTTTCTGTCAGCCACTCCATCATCCGCTGTCCGTCATCACTCTCCAGTATCCGCTGAATAGAGCGGTCTACTTCTGCCTGTTGGGATTGGCTGTACTCCAGGGGAAGCGGATTTTCTGCGTTTACTCCATCCCAGCCCGGAGTCGATATGTCAATAACCTCTGCCACTAATTAATCTCCTTCTTTTTCTCTGCATCTTTTTTTTCTTTTTAGCCTTCTTCAACGGGAGCCTCCTGTTGCATTTGACCCTGTGCCATCAGAGCCTGTTGTGCTATCTCCTCCATTTCCTGACGTTCTTCGTCACTGGTTCTCAATGTCATTGGTACGCCAATCTTGTCTGCGACATAATCTGAAATTGCATCCATTTTGGCTGTAGCAATTCCGCTGGGGCCAAGTTGACTGGCAATTGATACCCACTGCATTACATCCTGTACATCGTCCATATTCTGCGCCATTGCCAGCGGAGATACGGGGACTACTTTAACTTCCAGTCCGTTTACACGGAGAGGCAAAGTAATGAGACCATTTTCGTGCATAATCTGGAGACTGCGCCTTACCATTGGTATCATAGCCTCTGTTATCATCCGACCAAAAGCTGACCCCAAATTGGTGCTGAGGTCTTTCATGCGTTCTACAATTTCCGTAGCAGACCGGGCAGACATATTGTCTGGAGGCAAGCTGTCATCCAGTAAAACTTTTTTGACGTTGGCTCTCAAATCTCCCAATACCAGTTGCGTTAATTGCAGATCGCCGGAACGGGGAAGCGGTTGTAGGGATGGCCCCCTGGGGCCGCCGTTGGAGGCTACAGGAATAACGGCTCCGGGGACTACCCTGATGGTTTGTGGGTTTAACACGCCATCGTCAATTGCCGTAAAGACACCCGCTATATTGAGGGATGCATTTTTAAGCAACAATTCTACAGTCTTGTTAAGAGACATCACATCATGGAGACATTGAACCATTGGCCCTCTTCCATAAATTTCCCCGGATACCTTCATAAATCTGGAGACTACCCACGGTGAGGAGGTAAGTTTTCTATAGACCAGGACATCTGTCTCGCTGTCGTCCTTGTAGCAGAGGTAATAGCCATACCCGCCTTCTTCGGGAGTAATAATTGTACTCTCTTGCAAGTCGATTGGCTCTTGTGGTTTATCTTCTACAATGCGTTTAAGTTTATCCGGCAACTGGGCATCCGGCCACTGTCGCTGGATGTTCTCCGCTGGAACCCTGACTTTGCGGTAAACATTTTCTACTGTACCATTCGGCCCTTCTTCGAGAGCCACCATGTATTGAGGAATTGCCTGGAAGGTTATTAGGTTAGTTTCATCGCCGGGCTGTATAAGCATTACACCAGTCCCAACGCAGAGATCCATTAAAAACTCTCCCATTGCCAGATCAAAGTTTGTCTGCCTCAACAGGGTAAAAAATTTCTCGGTGTAATTCTGGAGACCCTCCCGAACTACATCTTTCTGTTCCTCTGGAATGTCTGTACCAGGTTGCAAGTCCATCCACTGCTTGTCAGGCGGGAATAGCCCGGACTGAATGCGGTTGGCAAATCTTTGCACACCAGCTACCGCAGTAGAGTCAAAAACTTGCGCCCCTTTGTGACGGCCCCCTACTTTTCCTTCATGGTAACCGTCATATAAATTTCTTTGGGGAAGGCCGTAGATGTAACACTGTTCGTAGAGATCACGCCAGTTTTCTTTTCGAGACCAGGCGGCCTCGTATCTTTTCTTTAACGCCCCCGCCGACATTTTCATTAGGCACGCCTCACTGGTGGCCCAAGAGTTGTTGCCAGTCCTTGATCGGGTTGCACGCCTTCACCTGTTATACCCAAAGGTGATCCGGCGATGAGGGGTCTGGCTCTGCGCCGTCTGGCTCTCATTCTGTCCCCCGCTTGCTGAATAGCCGCACTATCGCCCGTACCTATTGCACGCAAAGCAGTCTGCAAATCCCGGTTGTCTGCTTTTTGTCTCGGTGTAAATACTGATCTCACAGCCGCCACTGCACCGCCCATTATACTGTCCTTCCTTGAGATTCTCGGCTAAAAGTCGGGCCGAAGGTTGATTGAGCGGGGACACCCTCATAAGGATTTTCCCGCATTCCAAAAATTAATTGTCTGTTTCCGGCACTGCGCCTGGCTCTTTTTCTGGCGGCAATTTCTTCGGCAGACTGCCTCTCCTGTGCCTCCAGTCTTTCCTCTTGTTCTCGTTGCCGCCTCAGCAGTTCGGGGTCTGGCCCTGGAGCCGCTGGCATTTTAGGTGCAGAAAATAAACCGCTCATTCTATGTCCTCGCAAACATGATAAAATCCTGACCGTCCGGGCCATACTTTTCCAAACGACCTTCTTCCTTAAAGTACAATGTTTTTATCCATTTGAGAGCCAGAACATTTTGTGAATGTACAGTGACCTGAAGGCGTACAAGATTTAACTCCGACATAAATAAATCAAACATATGCTTGGTAACCCGGTGGAAGGGGCGTGCTATATCTGTCAAATTGACATCAGTAATTAACCAGCATTCCGCTACACCCTCCCAGAGGGGTATGCATCCAAAAATACCTACGGGTCTGCCGTGATGGACAGCGGCATAGGCTGGCCCCATTTTGGAATAACCTTCTAAAATAGTCGGAAATTCGGGGATGGTGTCAAAGAAAACTCTGTCATGCTCCCGGACAGTCATCATACCTACTAGGGCGGGATGAAACTCTATAATCTTGGGGTCTGTAAGTTTGTAGGTCTCGTTTATTTTTTCTACATCATTAAGCAAAGACATTAAAATCCGTCATGGCACTTGGCTGTCTTGTCCAGTGAACTGGAGCCTTGGTCATCCTCTTGTGTTCCCCGCCGCCCAGCATCAGGTATCCAAATGCATCGCCAACGTGGGAGTGTTCGTTTTTGTTGGGAACGTCCTTGAACCTCTCCTGGCCCGATCCCATCGACACCCTGGAGAAGTGATAGCCCCCAGCTAAAGCCTTCCGGGTACGACTGCATTTTTTATTTACCAGAAGACCGGGTTTTTTGTCTATAAACCGAATCATCGGGGAAGCCATAGCCTCTCGCCGTGTCTTCCAGTCATTGGTGTGTGTCGGTCTCGCCATCAGGCCAATAGTCTTGAGATGGTCAAAAGCTGTTACTTCATAAATTTGATCCCTTTGCTGACCAGCCGGGTCACCCCACACCATAACCTCGGCGTTAGGAAACATTGTCTCTAGCTCGGCCTTTAACTGATTGCCGAATCTTTCCAGCCCCATGTCAAAGGTTACCAGTTCGTGAATTATTCGCCACTGGCCGGATACAGTGCGTTGACCGAAGACTGCCGCCGGGGTCAATCCAAAGTCCAGTCCTATCTGCAAGGGCAGAGCGGGATCATATTCCAGCCCCTCGTGGGTCATCAGTTCATCATCGTATTCCGGCGTAATGGGTTTACCTTCCTGGACATACTGATATTCACCCTTGGCATAGCACCTGATCCAGTCAATTGTCTTGCCTCCAACTAATTGATCGTAGTAACCGCCGGGCAGATTTTTTAAATTCTCTGCCGCCGGGTTTGTCATCCACCACTTGCCAGCCGAATTAACAAAGCCGTTGAACTCCGGCTCTTCGGGCAAGTCTTCGTGGGGTACTTCAATAACTCCGGCGGGTTGTCTATAGAATTTCCATGCATATTTTCCAAGGGGGGCTTCCTTGCCCTCGGCCAGTCTGTACCAGTAATGGTCATCGTGCATGGGGTTGGTGTCCATCCATATTCCCCGCCACGATGTACCGCCGTCAGCCTTGGAGGGATATCTGCCCACCCGGTGGGTCAGACCGTCTATAATTGCCTTGGGCAGTTCTCTAGCCTCATTAATCCACGCCCCGGTCAGTTCAAGGGATAGAAGTTTCCGCACATCCTTGGGCTGATCCAGGGCAAGGAATATCACTTCACAGTCTATGCCGTGGGCCTCTCCCCTGGGGGGTAATTTAATATGGTGGGTTATGGGGGGAGACCAGTGCGCCCGCCCCCAGATATTCTCCGGGAATATTTCCATCCATGTCTTCAAGGTAGTAGTGCGAAGCATTGGATAGCTGTTTCTGACTACGGCAAAACGGGAATAGCGGATACCGTCCCGCGGTGACGGCTTCTGCTTGACTGCCCTAAGCATTATTTCAGCGGCACAGGCGTAGGACTTGCCGGAACCTACTGGCCCCATAATTCCCCTGACAAAGGAATTGTTATTTAAAAATTTCCATATTGTAGGGGCTGTCGAAAAATCCAGATCAAGGGATGCGGAGTCTTCCATCATTCCTCCTCCAGGTGGTAGGGACGATTGCCGGGAACAAGTTTATAGACAATAAACGGATCACCTTTGGAATCGTAAATCGGGATTTGTTTGGCATCAGGGCTGGGTTTTTGCCTGTCTACATAAATCCATTCCATGTGCGGGTTGCTGTTGGTCTGCCTGGTAACCTCATCCAAAAAATCTTTATGCTCGGCGTACCACATCATTTTCGTTACAAGGGAAAAAATGAGAAACATCTAATACAGCGTCCAATATTTCTTCATGGTTTGTCTGTAGCAATCCAGAATAGAATAATATTCCCAGTATTCATTCTTCATTGTGGATGGATCATCTGGAACAAACCGCCCCTTTTTTGTCCTGGCTCTCCGTTTTATTTTAGCCATCAGTAGGGAATACCAAGAAACAACAGCATTAAAATACTAAGAATCATTTTCCGTCCTTTCGGTTTCGGGTTGGGCTGTCTCACCGTCACAGCAATCCAGCAATGAACGCTTGCACCTTCCACATTCGTAGTGGCTTTGTTTAAAAATTGGCCTAGTCCAGGAGCCGCACCAATCGCAAATTTGAGGATGTAAACTCATAGCTGATACCACTGCATATCCAAAACTCACAAAACCACTACAAACACAAAAGTAAGAATAATTAGAAAAATTATCCCGGCTATTGATTCATATTTATCAAACATCCTTTACTTCCTCGTATTCAGTCGTGACCACATCCGGCCCAACCATTTTGATACCCACGACAGAAGGTGTTTTGCTTTCTGCTGGCATAGGCTCCAGTAGCCCCGCACTTTTTGCCAGCACCTTGAGGACGCTGACTTTATCGTGCATTTCAAGTTCGAGAACAGGTTCACCATTTTTACTCCTAGTTACCCGGATTTTTTTAATGGCAGAGGCCGTAGCGTCCGGGATATCCGCAGACGACTTCACCTTTACCTCTCCTTGATCATTCCACGTTACAACATCCGTCAAGTTCGCTGACGCTATGTCTACCAGTGTCTGGGCAACTGCCTCCTTATTGTGGGCTATAACAGACGACCTTCCCTTTAGCCGCTTCTCTAAAGCCTTTACACCGCCGAATCTTCCCGTGGCATATGTCTCAACCATAGGGACACCTTCCAATAGGACACGGCATTGTCGTTCCACACGGACGTTTATCGCTGTATAAGTTTATTCCGCACACCTCGCACTTGCCTGTTTTTGTCTTCAGCAGTTCCATCCTCCTTGCTGTATCTTCCCCGCGTTTTTCAGTGGGAATAAAATATCTTTCATAACTCATAGTTTTTTAAACCCATCCTTCTCCTGTAACATTAGGGGAGCAAAGCAATCGGGTGTTGCCCTGTGCCAGCCATAACACGCTTGACCCTAGATCTGGCTGATTTTGGGTTCCGCATCATCTTCATTGCCGCCCCCCTAAACTTAAAACGGAATTTCATCATCCAGGTCATTGCTCTTGGCCGGGGTATTATCCCCCTCATATGGAGGAAATAACTTCGCCTCGACTACCAGTTCGCCCTTGTCATTCATCTGGGCTATAGGGAGAGCCTCGAAGATCAAACTAAACCCATCCTTCTCCTTCATGGGAAAAGCTACGCCTATCTTCGTCCAGTATGTCTTCCCGTTGGGTGCTTTCCTTGCCGTTTTTAACTCGTACCGATCTGCCATTAATCAACTCCTTTTTGAGGCGTTCCAAATACAAGACCAAGTCCATTGCCTCTTCCTGAGCCTGGTCAATCCAATAAACTGCCGGAGAATTATTATCCTCCATGCTGATGCCAAAACGCTTCATACCCTCCGCAGAACGGACAACAAATTTGTCTATTACGGCATCAACTATGGGATCTTCAGTTCGCATCAATGAAAAACTCCTAAATATTTTTGTGAGACCCCCCTAGACGTAGGCGGCCGCCTACGTCTAGGG